CATAATATACTCCAAAAAATTAATACTTCTGTTTTATGTATTCTCTATATTTTTTAATACTCTGGCCTGGTGTGCAACACATATATGTCTTGACCAATTCTCCAGTTCCTTCTTGACCTGCACCAGCTTTTGGTAAAATATCAGGATCAATTTTCTCGTTCACACTTTTATGTAGTTGAACTCCAGTTACACTCTTTATGAGATTACGAAACTCTTCATGTTTTTTATTTTGAATATGAGATTGTAACTGTTTTTTCTGATCAGGTGTAGCCTTTTTGTGAAACTTTACCAGTTCCATAAAACCTACATTGCCTGTGTAAACTGCTTCGTTGAACTCTTGAAATGATAACATTATCCCCTCGTCAATGTCAAGATTTTTTGTATTTGACTTTCAACCAATGCCTTTCGGTTTGGCCAATAAATATATTCTTTATCAGCTGTCTTAAGGAGTTTTGTGAAAAATGGTAGAACTAATTTTTCTACTTGTTCCAATCTGGCTTGGTATTCTTGTACTGTGTCTTCTGTTTCTGCGATAACTTTGTTATACTCTTCTTCAGACACAGCAGAGAAACCAAAATCATCTTCGCCATATTCAGAAAGTATTTTATTTAAATCATATGCCATCATTTGCTCCAATTTTTGGCTGCGTTAAAGTTGTTTTGACTAAATTCTAATCTATCAATTAGTTTCAATGCACCACCAGATAATTTATCCACTGCAACAAACCCTTCTGGTCCTGTAACTTTGAAACCATCATCAGTTCTTACAAAAGTATCTACAGAAGATTTTATACTCTCAAGTTTCTTGACGATAATATTTTTTGCCTCGACGATCTGATTCATTAAATCAAATATAAGTTTGAGTTGTACAGCATTTGATCTGTAGAATCTCATCAGGTCATTCTTTTCCGTCAATCTTTTCTTTTTTGTATCTTCTTTTTTGGATGCAAGAATTTCTTTGTTCAATCTATCTTCAACCCATCTTTGTAATTCAGATACATGTGCAGCAGTATTTGTAATTGCCTGACCTGCACGAACCTTTGTGTTATTAAATGTTTTGATTTGCATCAGTATTGTTGGTGATGCAGCGATACGATTTAAAACGAGTGGTGCAATTGTTTGAAATGTTCTACCTGCATTAGAAAGAATAGTGGTGATTTTTTTGGTTTCTTCTTGTGTGAAAGTTGCCGTACCAGAGGCATCAACAAAAGACGCATCACGAAACCAAACATCTTTAGTCTGTGATAGATTACCAATGTCTATGTTAAATGATGCCTTTAATGTATCTATGGTTCTACCAGAATAAGAAGTGTGAAAGACAATACCAATTTGTGCATCTAACATTTTACGAGCCATGACTGTATCTGTAGGCACCGCATATACAATCGTGTTTGGTTGAAATGTTATGTATGAAGTACCATCTATGGCTTGTTTTTGTATATCACCTTTTGTAAACAGAAGGTCACCTTGTAGAATACCTTTGATGCCTAATTTAGGAAGAAATGCAAGTGCGGTTTTAAGTTTAGAATTTAAACCTGGATTAGGATGATTGTTATCAATATCATCATCAGTATAGTTTAGTTTGCCATCTTTATTGAATACAGATTTTGTACCAACAAAGAACTTTCCGTTTTCTGGATTGATACCACAGATAACAGCAGGTGCACCATCCCATTTTGTTGTGATATTAATTTTACTCTGTGAATGACCAGCCAGCATATCACGGAGAGATTGAAGAAAGTTTATTGCTTGACGAGCACCAACAACACCACGATTGAGAACATTATCTTCTAAATGTTCAAGGTGTAAATTGGCACCTTCTTTAGATGCTTCGTTTAGATAATCTTTGAAATTCATATTAACTATACTTTATGAAAATACTACTATTTTTTGTTGCAGAAGAACCATATTCAAATAACCATTTAACCACATCATTTTCTTTTTTCTCTTGAAGTATTGTATAGACATAGTGTACACCTAAAAATTTAGACATCCACCATGTAGGATCTTTCTTAGCATAAATCATTGCTTCTTTTTGTAAATCACTTATAGATTTTTTAGAACCACTTAATTCTTTGAACATCGTAGCAAACTTTTTCAATATTTGGTCATTAGGTTTACTTATGTGTTGTTGAAAAGAATTTGGTATCATCAATTTAGTTCTAGATATACCACTTTCTAATGCAGCTGTCATAACTATTCCGCCACCTATTTTTCCACCTGCGGCAGATTTACCTTTGATTTCTCCTTGCCAAGAACTGGTGGTTGGTTGACTTGAAAAATTCCTAAGTTGTATTTCACCTTCTTTACCTTCTGATGTAAATTGCAAATATATGTCTTTCGAGTCAAACATATTTTCACCTAACTTATAACCTATCCATTCGGCTATCAGAGGTTTTCCATCATTAAATATTTTTGAGTGAGCATCACCTTTTGGTACTAATTTTAAAGAGATGCCAATCAAATTTTTATAAGCAAATTCATCATAAAGATATCGGTTATAATCTCTTAGTGTAGGCCAATCAGTTTTTAATTCAAAATCACTTTTGACCATCCATATATCAGCAGGATTCCATTTATCATCACCGGTTATACCACTACCACTCTTATGTTTTCTCCATTCTTCATATATAGAATCTACAAAAGAACCGCCACGATAGAAAATATATTTGCTTTTAGGTTTTGCATCATTGAATATTTCATTTGCGGTAGTTATAACACTGTGATACCAATTTGCATTTAAACCTTTTAATGCATCATCCAAAGTTCTATCACAAATTGCATCTTTTGTGGTTTTTTCTGTAATTTCCGAAATATCGGTTAAAGGTTTTTTTAAAAATTGTCTAGTAGCACACGCATAAGCCTGTAAACTTTCCGCTAGAGCTGTTACCTCAGCACCTGCTCCAGATTGTCCGTCAGCCATTTAAATCCTCCAGATTAATGGAGTATTTATACCATACTTACCTTATAATGTCAAGTTCTTTGTCACCAGTCCATACTTCAATTTCTGTTCTCAAACGACCTTCATTGGTAAGTGTTTCGTATCTGTTGACAGCCTTCTTTTTCCACCATTCTAGTATGTTTTCTAGATGAAATTTATCATAATTTTCTTTATCTTTTATGAGTTTATCAGTCTTTCCTAGTACAACATCTTTATAGTTACTGAAACCATAGTTAGAATAATAATATCTTTTCTGTTCTGTCAGACCTTTGGCTTTCTCAATAGTGTTCATAAATGTATCATATTCTTCTTTATGGCACTTTAATGATGCACGGACCATGGCAATCACGGTATTAATTATCTTGAGTTTCCTACTTGATGCATCTTCTGGTACAAATGCACCACCATTTATATCTTCAACATATTTCTTCAAGTCTTCATATGGTTTGCCGTTCATCATAGGAAGAAAGTCTGAATCTGTGGTGCCAGCAAAACGAAGGTATGGTTTCATGCCATCATATTGTGATACAGACTTTGAACTTCCATACAGACTTGTCGTTTCAAATAGACAGGTATTCATGTCATATTTTTTATTCAACATCTCACGAACTTCATGTGAACAACAGATGCCTGCCAGTAACTTTCCACCAATGTAATTGAAACCAAAAGGTTGCGATGGTACAATCACAAAACCCATGGCTGCAGCACGATTGAATGATTTAGTGGTATTAATATCGTTCGTCATCACACACTCCAACAGTTCATTTCGTGGTTTCATCATGATTGTAGGAGAACCAATGCGAATGAAACCAACCCACTTACCACTCGTTTTCTCTATGACAGCCAAACGAAGAGTTCTACCTGGACTTGATAGATTGTTATGTGAAGATATCATGTTCAGATACATAGACCATCTTTCATTCTTCATCTCTACCAATTCAAACTTCATATCTTTTGGATTCATAGAAAAGTCGGAGAACAAATCTTCTTCAGGTCCAAAACCAGGCAGAACAAAAGGTCTATCTGATAATGAATTTAGTTTTTCATCTCGCATGTATTCATCAATACGATTGAATCTATCATAATAATCAGAAAAAACTTTTGCACAATGTAAAGCCTGGTCTTTACTCAGTATCATACTTTGATGCCTTCAAAATTTTTATTAAATTTACTTTCACGATTACCAAATGTATTTAATGGTTTGTCTTCTTGACCAGAATCAATAATATCATCTTGTGC